TATTGGTTCATTATCGTGTCCACATTTATGACACACAAATAAATCATCACCTCCACTTACAATATCCCAACTCCAATCACAGTTATCACATTCGATTTTTTCACCTACAATTGCTTCATTTAATATTTTATTAGTCCAGCTTCTAAATGATATATTTCCTTTTTCATATGCTTCGCGTTCGATTTTTTCTAAATAATCATCTTCATTAACATCATCTGTATTGATTCCTTCTAATCTATCTTCATGGTTTTGATGGACATGAATCAATTCATGTGCATATGAACGCATTATATCTTTAGGATGTCTTCCTAATGTGTATAATACTACTTCATTATTATTTGGATCATAATAAGCAGTTTTACCAAAGAAATCTTCAGCATTAGCTTCTTCGTCATGCTTAAAAATAATTTTAGGGTATGGTTTTAATATTAAACCATCTTTTTCCATACTAGATGTTAATGATTTTATTAAGGGTTTAAAATCAAAATTAGCAGGGTCCAATATTTCTTTTAATAAAGGTGGTTCGTTTTCTTTTAGATTTGGATCTAAAATATTAAAAATTTCTTTATATTGATCATCTGAAAGAATTTTAGGTAACATAGGTTTTAATTTCTCTAAGGATATTTTAGAAGCATTTCTTGCTGCTGTTCCTGATGCACCACTTGCTGTTACCATTACTTCAAGTTCTAAATTAGGATAATTATCTAATGATTTTGTTCTTTTTGCTATATCACTAAAATCGTCTTCGTTACCCTCTCTAGCACCTATCACCCATAATACTTCTTCATCTGGGTGGTCTTTAGCATAATTATATACTGCTTGAATTGGTGGTTTTGATGTGGGTTCTAATACTATTTTAACTGATAGATAATTTTTGTAAATATCCCATATTAATAATGATTGGTTTTGGTCTATACCATCTCTAGTTTTATTTCCTATATAAATAATAAATTCATCTATTTCAGGATTTTGCATTATTGCTTGTTTTACCACAGCAAAATGTCCTGCCGTAGGAGGTTTAAAACCCCCAGCATATATAGCAGTTGTTTTTACCTTGGACAAATCAGATGTTTCCTCAGGTAATAAACCCTTAATAATTTCATTAGTTAAACTCATTACGTTAAAAATTGTTTTATTTTCCCTTGTGCTTCTTCTTTTGATACTGAATTATTTATTATCATTTGAACTTGTTCATCTGCTAGTAATTCTTTTAATTTAGCGTTTAAAGCAGCTTTTGATTTATCAGATCTTGCTTGTGCCTTAGCATTTTTTGGTTTTGTTCCTTGTGGTTTAAAAGGATCTAAATATTTTTTTACTATATCTGCTATATCAGTTAGCTTTTCATCTTCTAATGTGTTAGCAACAGAAACAAAATTATCATCAAACATTGCTTCATATGCTTTATAATTATCAGTAACTGAAGCCCATGATCTCATTACTATAGCAGGTGCTAAACTTCTATCTTTACCATCTGATTTATCAAATCTAATTTGATTTTGTTTAAGTGACCTTTCTAAATCAGTATAAACATAAAGCATAAATACTTCATATCCTGCTTCTTCTAATTCTTTTTTTAAATTAGCAGTTTGTTTAATTGATGATGCTGTTCCATCTAATATAAATGATTCTTTACCTTCTATAGTAGCTGCTACTTTACCTTTAAATTCTTTATTAGCTGCTGCCATAGCAATAGCTGATTTACTTCTTGCTTCGGGGCCTGCATTTTTTAAATCTAACGATACATTTGCTTTTTTTAATAATTCAATGTAAGCATTATCTACATTGAGTACCTTAATACCATCAAGATTTAAACCACTTAAAACATACCCTTTACCCGCACCTGGGGCACCTGCTAAAATTATTGCTTTTGGTCCTTCAATTTGTTCTTTAATTAAATTGTATAATGAAATCATTTAAAATAGTTTATTATAAATATTGATTATTATATCATATTCATATGAATTAGAAAGTCAAGTTCTTCTTTAGTAACTTCCATTACATTTTTTTGCATGATTTCTTGAGCACGATTGTATTCTTGCTCTTCAAAATATAATTGTTCTTGAGTCATAACCTTTTATTTACCCGTGAATATACGAACCCTCCTTCAGGTAACCAAATTTTTACGCGGTTCTCTTCACAGTAGTTTTAAAGCTTTGTGTTGCAGGTTTATGTTTAGGGTTTTCGATATCAAATATACTTTTTACTGATTTGTAAATTTCTATATTTTCTTCTTGGGATCTTGGTGATTCATGTAATTCCCAATTTTTACCCTTTAAACGTTTACCTGATTTGTCTTGTCCCCTAGATTTAGATTTTAACCATAATACACCTACACGTGCTGCTTCTTTTCCAAAACATTCTTTATAACATTGAGCATAAGCTGCACCTTGTAAATCGTAAGTTGTTTGTAAATGATTGGATGTTTTAAAATCAATAACCCATAACTCCCCATCAATTTCACAAATACAATCACAAGTACCCGCTACTTTAAGTTCTTCACTAAATAAATGTACTTCTGTTTCTATTAATGTAGGTTTATGTGTTTCCCAAAAATCAACAAAACGTAAAAACATTTGCCACACTCTAGGATCCATTTTTGGGTAGCCTTCTCTATTAAGATAAGTTAATTCTTTACCTGTAAAGTAATCTTCTATCATTTCATGTACTTTAGTACCTTCTTCACTTGCTTTTTTAACAATCCAATCAGCACTATGTCCTACTTTTTTAAGCCAATCTTGAAAATGTTTGCCTTTTGGATAGGAATTTAAAACATAAGTAATTGACGGGTAATACTCACCATTACGTCTGTAATACCTTGAATCAGGCAATGTAATTTGTTTGTGATCATCTGAGATCTCTAAAATTCTATTATACGATTTTTTTATCATAAAGATAATTTTTGTTCCAATAATAATGAATAAGTTAAAGGAACTGTTTTTTGGATTAATTTTGTGAAATTTTTAAAACCCATCTCACTTGGATCCTTATCTTGTAAATCTACAAGATAGACTTCTTTACCTTCTGCCATTAAATTTTCACAGAAACGTAAAGCTTGTTTAATTGCATCCCTATCTAACGCAATGTAAATTTTATCTACTAATGAAGTAACTATTTTTTTCATTAAATTCTTTTGAATGTTTTTACCTAATAAAGGTATTGCATTTCTTTTAATTGCAATAGCATCAAAAGGACCTTCACATAATATTATAGGAATATTCCAATTAATAAAATGTTCATTAGGTATTATATCTCTTGATACTTGTGGGTTTCTATATTTAATATAAGGTTCTTTTTCAAAAGAACGTGCAGTAAAATAATTTAACCTTCCATCTGCATCATATGTAGGAAGAATAATCATATTTTTATAAGAACCTTCTTTACAATAACCTATATTGTATTTAAGAATATCGTGCTTACTAACGTGTCTTTTTTTTAAGTACGCCATAGCGTGTCTTGCCATAATATCATTTAAACTCGCGTCATATAGGCCAATATACGCATCAGGTAATCGCAGTGCCAACTCAACTTTAGTAGTTTCAATATAATTAACATCCTTAACTAAAGATTTAGCTTCATCTATTTTAGATTGAGAAGCATTTGCCTTTCTTAGTAATTGTAGTATAGATTTACCTTTTTTATTACATACCCAACAATGCCAAGGATTATTACCCTCTTTATTTTCAGTAAAGTTAATTTCTAATTTAGGTTTATGGTGACTACAATGAGGACAGGTGTAAGCCATATTACCTCTTGCAGTTTTTTTACCGGAACCTAAAACAGAATTTACTAAGGTAACTAATAACTGGTTTATCATAACGATGTAATATACACTAATGTTTTATAATCTCCAAAGGGTCTTCATATTCAATATCTATTAAATCTTTTGTAAAAAATTTACCTAAGATATTATCATTAAAGAATTCCTCTGGTTTTTCTAACACTTGGTATACCATCTGGTATTTTAATTCAAAATAAGTAAGTGCTTTTTTATTAGGAACGCATTTTAATATAGTTCTTTCAAACTCATCTTTTTTACCTTCAGCTAATAATTTTTTAATATCTTTTTGGGAACCATAATAGGTCTTCCAATCTGATTCTTTAACCATTAGTTTATATGAAGGACGACGCCCAACTATTCCTGTTAATGCTATCAACTCTTTCTTTCCAAGTTTTACTTTTTTAGTAAACTGTAAGATTTTTTTACCGATATAAGACTTTCCAGTAGGTATATGTTTATTAATATAGACAAACCCGTATGTATTTTCTGGAAACTGAGTGATATCGACCATTTCATTGTTCTTGTAGGTCCAACTCATAATGTATTGTTTTAGTTAATTAATTAACGCAACGTTAATAAATATATTA